AGTTTCAGGAGTTCAGGCAGTGAGTGACGATAAGCCAGTACACGGCAGCACACGCGTCTTTACTAGCGAAGAGATTAAGGAATGTTTTGATCTTGCGCCTTCATTAACCAAGCAGCAGCTTGCTGATTATTTTGGCTGTTGTTTCAATACGTTAAACCGCGCAATGGAAAGGCAGCCAGAATTTGGTGAAGCCTACAGGAAGGGCAAGGCACTGGCGATTGCTCAGATGGCAGGCTCGCTTCAGATGAAGGGCTTGGAGGGTGACGTTAACGCAGCTAAGTTCTGGTTATCTCATCAAGCCGGCTGGACCGAAACAAAGCGCACAGAGGTCACCGGTAGGGACGGCGATCCCATTGAGGTTGATATGCATTGGACTGTTGAGGTGGTTGAATGAGCACCAGTCCGTGGGAAGGCGGCAAGGGCTCACGGCCTCGCAAATACAACGTGAGCAAGTATTTGGACAACTACGAGAGGATATTCGGCAATGCCACTAAAAAAGGGTTACAGCAAGAAGACGATCAGCCAGAACATTCGGACAGAGCGAGCAGCGGGGAAGCCACAGGATCAAGCAGTGGCGATAGCGCTGAGCACAGCTGAGCGAGCTAAGAAGAAAAAGAAAAAGGCGAGGTTTGAATAATGAAGATTCGCTCAGACGGAGAGAAAATTAGTGATCTTCAAGTTAGATTGAGCAGGCTAGAAGACAGCACTAGATACGAGCTAGATTCTGATGAGGCCATGATATGCAAATTGATAGGCCGCTTAGATGAATTAGAAAGCTCACTTGATGAGATTCGTTCGATCATAGAAAAGCAATAAAATGCCTAAAATGCAGATTCCCAAGAAGCTCCAGCCGTTCCTGAAACCTAAGCGCATAAAATGTGCTGTGGGCGGGAGGGGAAGTGGAAAGAGCATGAGCTTCGCTGACTTGTGTCTGATGGACGCGATGACAAAGGGGACCAAGACTCTTTGCTTCCGTGAGTTTCAAAACAGCATAGACGACTCTGTACTGAGCATCCTGAGGTCTGAGATTGAGCGGCTAGATCTCAAAGGCTTTGAGGTACAGAAATCTCAGATCTTGTATAACGACGAGCCGGTATTCCGCTTCAAGGGAATGGCTCGGGACCCAGAGGCCATTAAAAGTGCGCACGGCTTCCAGCGCTTCTGGGTGGAGGAAGCTCAGACTATCTCCTTCGATTCTCTCAAAGCTCTGACGCCTACACTGCGCGAGGAAGGATCAGAGCTCTGGTTCTCAGCCAACCCAAGGTCATCGCTAGACGCATTCAGCCAGCGCTTCATAAAGCCGTTTGAGAAGGAGCTACTGCGCGACGGTTTCTACGAGGACGAAGACCACCTGATTGTCATGATCAACATTGAGGACAACCCACTAGCGCCTGATGTACTGAAGCGCGAGATGGAGGGCGACAAAGAGCGGATGAGCCCTGCCCTGTTTGATCATGTATGGCGAGGTCATTTCCTAGATGACGTTGAAGACAGCATCATCCCAGCAGAGTGGTTCGATGCAGCGATTGATGCTCACGTTAAGCTAGGCTTTGAGGGCACCGGCGCAATTATCGCCTCACACGACCCCTCAGATGAGGGCGGTGATTCCAAAGGGTTCGCCCTCCGGAAAGGCTCGGTGGTCTTAGACATCTGCGAGAAGGTCACTGGCGACGTAGCCGAGGGCATGGACTGGGCGCTGCGTAAGGCTCGTGAGGCTCAGGCTGATTGGTTCGTATGGGATTGCGACGGCATGGGCATAGCGCTCAAGCGGCAGGTGGATCAGGAGCTTGAGTCAACCAAGATGCAAAAACACCAGTTCCGTGGCTCCGAGTCTCCTGATGACCCGATGGTGCCTTACAGTGGATCAGACTCTAAGACTAACCGCGATACGTTCCTGAACAAGCGAGCCCAGTATTGGTGGAAGCTACGGGACCGATTCGAGGCAACATACAGAGCGGTAACCAAAGGCGAGTACCTTGACCCAGAGAATCTCATCTCTCTGTCGTCAGATATTCCTGTATTACAGCAGTTAAGATCAGAAGTCTGCCGTATACCGCAAAAACGCTCAAATAATGGTAAAATAGCGATAATGACAAAACTGGACATGGCAAAGAAGTATCAGCTGCCCAGCCCTAACATGGGCGACGCGCTGATGATGGCTATGTTTTCACCTAAAGCGGCCGCTAAGCAAGTGGCCAAAATCAATTTTGCAGGCTGGAACTAAGCTATGGCTACTTACGAGAATGGTTACGAGGAGAAGGAAGAATCGGCCGAGTACACAGAGGATGATTTGGCGTACAAGGATAAATACGACGATCACCAGAGTGTGCTTAATTTGCTGAGCTCTTGCCAAGAAGCTGATCACGATAACCGTGAAAACGCTCGTGAGGCCCATTTGTTCATAGACAAAAGGGACGGTCAGTGGGAAGCGTACTGGTACAATACAAACCAAGGCAAGCCACGTTACACGTTCGATAACGTCAACCCAATTATTGATCAGATTGCGTCTGAGATTGAGCAGGCTGACTATGACATCAGGGTTACTCCAGCCGGCGGCAACGCTACAAAAAGCGTAGCTGCAACCTACGACGGCATCATACGCAATATTGAGAATATCTCTAACGCTAAGCAGATTTACTCTCAGGCAGCCCGTGGAATGGTGACTGGCGGCTTTGACGCATGGCGTGTCTGCCACAAGTATGCAGATGACAACTCTTTCGATCAGGACATTATGATCGAGAAGATTGCTAACCCGCTTGACCGAGTATGGTTTGACCCAGCAGCAGAGAAACAAGATAAGAGCGACTCTCGCTACGCATTTGTGCTTCACCCTATGGCTGTTGATGAGTATGAAAGCCGGTGGCCAGAGGGCTCTGGAGAATCTGTCTCAGATGACCGCGAGGGTGACGCATACTACGACAAGGCTGAGGTTGTTGTTGTAGGTGAGTTCCTTTATGTGGAGTCAGAGGACCGCGAACTCGTCATGATGAGCAACGGCCAGACTCACGAGGTGACAGAAGACTTTGACAAGATAGTCGATGATTTGATGGCTATCGGAGTTACCGAGGTTAGGCGTCGTACACGAAAAGTTCACAAGGTTTGCTCGCGCTACTTTGATGGAAAGGACTGGTTAGAAGACGACAAAGACACGGTATTCAATCGCATTCCGATTATTCCTGTTTACGGCAATTTTAAGATCTTCGAAAACAAGACAATCTACTGGGGTGTTGTTGAGAAACTGTTAGATCCGCAGCGTGTACTAAACTATGCAATGAGCCGCGAGATTGAAGAGGGCGCACTAGCACCACGCGCTAAGTATTGGATGACTCCAGCTCAGGCGGCCGGTCACGAAGACACAATCCGCACACTGAACACCAACAGCGATCCTGTCCAGTTCTTTAACCCTGACCCAGAGTTCCCACAGGTTCCGCAACAGAATGGTGGGGCTCAAATCAATGCAGGTCTGAGGACTGTTGCTCAGGCTATGCAGGGCATGATCAACGCTACCGCTGGTATGTTTGCCGCAAACATGGGGAACAACCCTAACGCGCAATCAGGCGTGGCTATACGCCAGCTGCAAGACAAAGGCGATAACGGCACCTTCAAATACACCCGTGCGCTAGAGATTGCTATCGGCGCTACTGGCCAGCTGATTAAGGATGCGATACCAAAAGTATACGACACTGAAAGGACAATCCGCGTCCTAAAAGAAGACGAAACCTATGATATGGCCGACATCAACCAGAAGGTCATAGACAACGCCACAGGAGAGATAGTAGTTGTCAACGATCTTTCTGTGGGTACTTACGACGTAATCTGTAAGGCCGGTCCTAGCTTCCGTAATCGCCAGCAAGAAACTATTGAAGCGATAACCAATCTCGCACAGATAGACCCTACACTGATGCAGATTGCCGGCGATCTATTGCTACAGAACGTAGCAACTCCTGCGGCTAGCCAAATAGCTGAGCGCAAGCGAGCTCAGATGCTACAGCAAGGCTTGATCCCGCAGTCGCAAATGACAGAAGAAGAGCTACAACAGATACAACAAGCTCAGATGGCCGCACAGGGCCAGCAGCAGCCTGACGCAGCAATGGTTCTAGCGCAAGCTGAGCAGATGAAGGCTCAAGCAGAAATGATGAGAGCACAGATCGAGCAGGCTAAGCTGCAAAATGACCAATTGAAGCTACAGATCGAGGCTCAGAAACGACAAACGCAAATGGCTAATGATCAAGCTGACAATCAGATCGACGCATTCAACGCAGAAACTAAGCGCATGGAAACGCAGGTCAAAGCACAGCAGGCCGGCGCTACAATTGAGAAAACCACCGCCGAGGCAATGGGTGAGCAGTTAGACAATCAGAAGAAAATGGCCGACATGATAGATGAGCAGCAGCGCAAAATGCAGTTAGCTACTTTGTCTGATTTTGATCTAGCGAGGATTGCAGCCGGTGCCACTTCCATTAGCTAAAGAGCAACAACTAGACCAGCTACTTGCAATTAGGGAGCTGGAGAAAAGAGGCCGAGGCGACGCAGCCAGAGAGATTCAGGAAAGCGGGAAGATCCCTGATGATCTTGAATACGGCGAGTTCGTCAAGGCCGCTAGGGCTACCTATGGACCCGCTGCATTCTACGCTGCTGGTAGCAAGGACATTCTGCCTTACGTCTACGATTACCTAAAAGAAACGTCAATCGAGGATATAGGCGAGGATGTTTACGAGTTTGGCGCAGGCGTTGCTCAGGACATCAAAGAGAACCCACTTAGAACAGCACTAGACTTTGTGCCTTACATCGGCGCGATTGCTGGCGGCGGCGAGTCTTTTATTCTTGCTGAGCAAACACGCAAAGCAGCTGAAAGAGCCAAGGAAGCCGGAGACACTAAAGAATACAAAAAGCTTAGAGCATTAGCTGCATCGATGATGACAGGTGCTCTAATGCCTGCATTCGGCCGGCGCGGTCCAGACAAAATGGATGTTATCCAAAGAAGTGACCGCTACAAAGATGTGCCTCCTGAAAAGATGACTCGTGAAATGCAAGTGGAAGCCGCAATGGACACGGTTAATCTTGCGCTTGAGTCAGACATAGATAATTTTGTTCCATTAGCTGGAGCGCCTGCATTAGGTGGCCCAATGTCGCCACAGGGTGCGGCTGATAGAAATGTTAGGTTTGGCATATTTTCAGCTGAGCTTGGAAACTTAACGCCAGAAGAGAATACAGAAAGAACTCGCCAGATGGCCCGCGAGCTGATGCTAGAGTTTGGCCCTGAAAGAGTGTCTATGGTTAAAGGGGTTTATGGCAGTCCTGAGCGATCTTTTATTGTTGAGGATATTGACCCAATTAAGGCGCGTGATTACGGCGACAGATACGATCAGGAGTCTGTATTTACCGATAGGGGCTTGATCTACAGTAGAGGCAGCGAAGAGGGGTTATACGGGCAAGGAGTCCCTATAAAGCCTCAAATAGACTCTATGGGCCGTCCAGACTATCGAGCAATCATTGATCCTAATTCAACAAATTTCTTCACGGATGCAGTTACAGCTAGAGGCAAGCCGATCAGGTTCAGATTTGACCTTGATGAAAACGAAATGTTTACGTTGCCTACAGGACCGCTAACGCCAGCATCTGCGCGTGGGGTGCACTTTAGTAGGCAGCCTAACCTGACCACTGTTGACCCAGTCAAGTACGGTACAGCAGCAGGTGGCGAAGAAAGGATGAGGATCACCCAAGGTGGCGCACCTTATCGCAGCTATTTTTACACTCCGTCTAGTGCCGAAACCGATGTTAGAGCTGAAGCAGTAGTTCCGAAGGATTACAGGTATAGGACTGCACTAACTGATCTATATGATGTCCCAACTGATCCAGAAGGGCTTAGAACTTTATCCAAGGGCCCTACCGATCTAGAACAGATGGCAATGTCACGCGGCTACAGAGGGCTTCTCACGGATAATATGGCAGACCCAAGTCAGGGCAGGTCTGGTAGCGCTTTAAGCTTTTACAGGCAGCCTGTGACCAGTCTAGACACTGCATCGCAACTAGGTGGTATACCGCCAACTCCAGACCCTAAATACATTCAAGAAAAGCCAGCTATCCAATCGCTTGGAGGTGATTTAAATATAGATCCGAGAATGTTTAATGCTGGCTCTGGAAGTAATTCAGGTGTTGGTAGATCTAGAGATATAGATCGAATTAGGAATTTGCGTGTAGGTTATGAAGCCGCAAGGGTTCCAGATAGATCAAATATCATTAGGCTTGAGGACTTTGAAGGCACTCCGTTCATTATGTCAATGAGCGACAGGTCTGGTGCTTTGGATAGGGTTGCTACCATTAACGGCATTCCTATCGGGCATAGCAGACGAGGCGGGATGCAGCACATGAACGATCCGCTAAACACTGCGGATGAAATTCTGTGGCGTTCAACCGAGCCTGCGGTCACTGGCGCTAAATCAGCTATGCTGGATATGAGCAGAGAGCTTGCTGATAAGTACGGGCAAAATCCGATATTCCTACCAACAACGATGAGCCCTACTGGCGGTGACTTTTCTTCTCAAGTAGGCACTCCATTATTGAAGTATAACCGTGGCAAGCTAAGTAGTGCAGATCTTGATGAAATGGACAAAGATATTTCCAGCATCATGCCTGAATGGAAAGGGATACGCAGCAACGATCCATTTACAAGCTTTTATCAAACATCGGGTGATACGCGTAAAGCCATCCTAGATATGCTTGATAAAAAGTATTCACTACGAGGCGGCCTAACTATAGGTGAGGCCAGAATGCTAGCCACGGACACCGATCTGCTAAATATGCCAGATGGCTCAATCACTATGGCTGGAGAGATATATCCTGATAGGGGTTACACAATGAACCCTGATTACGATGTTTATCCAGCAAGCGTTTATGGCAGACCTTTAGGAAGATTTGACAAGCCTTACCAGATGTTTGAGTTTTTGCCAGAAATCGCTAAAGAAAAGGGTTTTGATCCAATGATACCGCCGCGTAGTGCGCTCAGAAAGATCGAAACAGGCAATCTAGGCGGAGTTATTACTGAGGACATTATACGCGCAGCACAGGACCGCAGAACGCCTCCTGTGTCTTCTGAGACGTTCTCAGTGCCGCAATCATCATTAAGAGACTTGGATACAGAATAGGAAAGATTAATCGGCTCCAGCCAAAAGCCGGACCTTTTCCTCTATTTCTTCTTGTATCTCTTCGCACTCGTCGAACTCACCATAAGCGTGAGCGAGGATTGCTTGGTTTACAAGGCTGACAATATCGTCAGCGATTTGATCAGGATCATCGGTTTCAAATAAGTCTATGATCTTATTCATGGTTACACCTGTAGTTAGTGTTTAAAAGATTATACCTATATATTGATTTTTTTGTGAATATGTTATAATCGAACCAAGGCCACCAGACCTTTCTCTGGGCATTTACCTTAAAGGGGCACAATATGAGCGAGCTGCAACCAGAAGACAGTTACGAGTACGATGACGCGGAGGACGTAACCGCAGAATCAGAGGTAACAGAAACTGAAGATCTTGTTGAGGAACAGGATTCGGACTCAGCACCCGAGGCTGATGATACTCAGGATAAACAGGTCAAATTCGACGAGCAGCAACAACGTATATTTGATGAAGCTGTTGGGAAGAAAGTTTTCAAGCTCAGAGAAAAGGAGCGTGAGGCCGAGGCCCTAAAGAAACAGCTTGAGCAGTTACAGGCTAGGCTCGGAGAAAAACAAGCGCCAGTAATACCTGATTTACCAGACCCTTTCCGTCTCTCTGATGAAGAGTACCGGCAGAGTCTAGCAAAGAGGGATCAGGCGTTGCGAGCTGCTCATCAATATGAGCTTGAGCAGCAAGCCATTCGGCAACAGCAAGAAAGATTGCGACAGCAAGAATGGCAAAAGCAGCAGGAGGAGATGACCGAAAAGGTTTCATCCTACTCGAAACGGGCAACTAGCCTTGGGATAACCTCGGAAGAGTTGCAACAGGCAGGTAATACCGTAGCGCAATTCGGCATAGATGATGCGTTAGTTGGAGTAATTTTAGAGGATGAATATGGTCCTTTAATTACTAAATACTTGTCAAAGAACCCGTTAGAACTTGATACGTTGCGACAAATCACCCCTGCTCAGGCAGCGGTAAGAATTGCAACACACGTTAAGCAGAAAGCTGCGTCGCTTAAACCAAAGGTAAATGGCGCTCCAGATCCATTGGAGCACCCACACGGCGCTGGTTCAGCCCCTAAACCGAGGGGCCCGAAAGGCGCAACATTTGAATAGAAAGGTGATCTAGAATGGCTAACAATCTTAATAGTAACGTAACTCGGAAAGTCGCCCGCGTCTTTCTTGATGCTTTCGAGGCATCACGAGTTCTAACCAAAACTGTGAACACACAGCTTCTGTCTGGCAAGTTCAACCCATCAAGCGGTTCAACTGTAGACTTCAAGCGTCCACACGATTACAACTCAATCCGTACTTCTGGTGGTGACATTAGCTCAAGCACTAAGAGCGACATCATTGCTGGTAAGGCAACTGGTACAGTACAGGACTACTTCACAGCGGCGACTGAGTGGGGCAACGTCGAAGAAGCATTGGAACTCGACCAACTCGACCAGATCCTTGAGCCAATGGCACGTCGCATTGTGACTGACATGGAGCTTGATCTTGGCGCATACATCCGCAAGAACGCTTCACTCAAGTATGGTACTCACGGCACTGCTGTTGATGCTTGGGGTGACGTTGCAGGTGCTGGTGCTTTGATGGATTCAGTCGGTGTTCCAATGTCTGACGAGAAGTATTACATCATGAACCCATTCACCACTACTGCGCTGTCTTCAGCTCAGAACGGTCTGAATGCGGCTGATGGCCTTGTTCGTACAGCGTGGGAAAAAGCGCAAATCTCTAGCAACTTCGGCGGCATGATGGCTCTTACATCTAACGCTCTGTCTAGCTACACTTCAGGTTCTACTACTGACCGTGCAGGCGCTTTGGCTTCTACTCCTGATGCAACTTACGTTACAGCTAAGGACACTATGACTCAGGTTCTGTCTCTGAACAACTTGGGTACTGGTACTATCAAAGCTGGCGACATGGTTACTATCGCAGGCGTTTACCGTCTGAACGTAGCAACTCGTGAGCCTATCCTTGATGCTGCTGGCAACCAAGTCCTTTGGACAGGTACTGTACTCGAAGACGTTACTATCGCTGGTAACGCTGCGACTATTACTGTCTCAGGTGCTGCTATCTACGAAGCAAATGGTCAGTACAACAACGTAAGCGTGGCTCCTACTAGCGGTGACGTTGTAACTATCCTTGGTGCTGCTTCAACTCTGTACCAGCCTAACCTCTTCTACACGAAGCAGGCATTCGGCATTGGTACTGTTAAGCTGCCTAAGCTCTACAGCACTGACACTATCGCTACTACTAGCGATGGCTTCAGCATCCGTGTGTCTAAGTACGCAGACGGTGACGCTAACACGCAGAAGATTCGTTTCGACCTTCTGCCTGCATACGCAACCTTCAAC